CCTGCGCACCGCATATGTGAAGCAGTCCGCCCAGCTGCGCATGTGCGCTGATGAACTGGAGTCATCCCTTGCAGAAGCCGTGGCACAAGGAGCGCCAGCACCGGAAGCTGACTGGCCGCCCATGGCGCAGGCTAAGGGAACAGATACTGGTGAGGGACAAGTACTTGTGCCAGCTGTGCCGCGCCGCCGGCCGTATACGCGAGGCAACAGAGGTGGATCACATGATCCCGTTGTCGAAGGAAGGGACAGACAAGCCGTCGAACCTTCAGAGTCTGTGCAGTGAATGCCACGAGCGGAAGTCAAAGGCTGAGCGCGGCGGATCCGAGCCAACGCAATTCGGCATAGATGGGTGGCCGCAATGAATATCCGACAGCTATCTAGCGTAATGGGTTCGAAGGCCGAATGGACCGGCAAGGCCCATAGGTTCTACGCCAAGGATGCCAATCACTACGACCTGCTGCAGGACCTCGCCGCTGCAATGCAGAGAGCACCGAAGGCTGCGCGCATCCGTTGGTGGTCAAGAGGAGCGACAAGCGACAACCGAAGGTTCGTCGAAGTCGCAATGCACTGAGCAGAACTTGTCGGAACACCGGCATTGGTGCACCAGGCCGGCAGACGGATAAGGGGCTCCCGGTTATGTGTGGCTGGAGGCATCTTGTCACACGCATTCAATCCGGCGCTCGGCGGAGCGATATCCGCCAACAAATCTTACGCGGACCGGGGCGGGAGGTCATTCATTTTTGATGGGCCGCCATCGGACACCGGCGCCGGTCCATCGCGCACGCATCCACAATTGGACGGACGAGTACAGTAATGGCTAGGGGAAGGCTGCCGATGGCAAAGGCTGAGGCCTCGGGCGCCATCGCCAAAAACGCGGGACGGTTCAAGGATCGAAAGGCGCCAAAGGGGACTCGCCCGATTGGCGAACCCTACGCAAGGATGACCGACGCGCAGAAGGAATGCTGGCGCGAACTGGCCGGGGAGATGCCCTGGTTGCACAGCGCGCATCGGACGTTGCTACGGCTTGCTTGCTACCACGCAGCCAGGTTGGACGCGGATCCGGACTTCGGCGTTTCCGCTACTCAGGCGCTGAGTTCGATCCTTTCCAAGCTCGGCGCGACCCCGGTCGATGAGACGAAGGTTACTCAGCCGGGCGAAGATGAAGACGACGATGCCGAGTTCTTCGGACGACCGCACTAGAGCGTACGCCGAAGCGGTCGTTGCCGGTGAGATTGTCGCGGGGCCGCACGTCAGGAATACATGCCGCCGGCATCTGCAGGATTTGGAACAGGCTGCCGACCGCGGCCTATGGTTTGACCGCGAGGAGGCTGCTCGAGCGTTTCGATTTTTCGAGACGCGCCTAAAATTGTCGGAAGGACAGTTCGACGGAGATGCCTTCCAGCTCCATCCGTCGCAAGCCTTCATCGTCGGAAGCATCTTCGGCTGGCGACGGAAGGACGGGACGCGTCGGTTCCGCCGCGCCTACGTCGAGCAGGGCAAGGGCAACGGCAAATCGCCGATGGCGGGCGGCATCGCGCTCTTCGGCCTGATGGCCGATGGCGAGGCCGGTGCCCAGGTCTATTCGGCTGCCGCGCACAAGGATCAGGCCGCAATCCTGTTCCGCGATGCCGTGAAGATGGTTCGCGCATCTCCGCCGCTGATGAAGCGCATCCAGTTCAGCGGAGGCATCGGCCGCGAATACAACATGGCCTATCACAAGACCGGGAGTTTCTTTCGACCGATCTCGAAGGAGGCCGGCAAGACTGGATCCGGCCCGCGCCCTCACTTCGCACTAGCGGATGAGGTGCACGAGCTTCCTGACGGCAAGATCCTGGAAATGCTCGAGCGCGGGTTCAAGTTCCGCAGACAGCCATTGTTGCTAATGACGACGAACTCCGGCACCGACCGGAATTCGGTGTGCTGGCAGGAGCACGAATGGGCCGTTAGGGTCGCCGCGGGTAACGACGAGGACAAGCCGGACGGCGGGATTAAGTTTCTTGGCAAGGTGCTGGATGATTCGACCTTCAGCTTCATCTGCTCGATCGACGTCGGGGATGACCCCCTGAATGATCCATCGTGCTGGCCGAAAGCGAATCCTCTGCTCGGCGTCACCATCACGGAGGAGTATCTAGCCGGCGTCGTTGCTCAGGCGAAGAATATCCCATCAAAGCAGAACGGCATCCTTCGATTGCACTTCTGCGTTTGGACGGACTCCGAGTCGGCATGGATGAGCCGCGAGGTAGTCGAGCCGCTACTGGCGGACTTCGACCCTTCGGAGCATCGCGGAGCCAGCGTCAGCATCGGTTTGGACTTGTCGCAGAACCGCGACATCACGGCGCAGGGCAATGTAGTCCGGACCGGAACAACGCCGGACGGCAAGCCGACGTTCGATGCCTGGATCGAGGCATGGACGCCCGGGGACACGATGAAGGAGCGCTCCGAGCGCGACAAGCTGCCCTATCCGGTCTGGGCGCAGGAGGGCCACATACACGCGCCTCCTGGCGAGAACATAAATTACCGGCACGTCGCACAGACGCTCGCCGAGTACGACCGCGACTACAAGATCGCGATGGTCGCCTATGACCGATATGCGTTCAAGCGATTCGAGGAAGACGTCAAGGAGCTTGGCCTTTCGGTCAACTTCGTCGAGCACCCGCAGGGAGGCACGAAGAAGGGCAAGCCCACGCAGGAAATGATCGACGCCGCGGAGCGCGAGAAGAAGCAAGCCGAGGGCCTTTGGTTCCCTGGATCGCTCCGCATGCTCGAAGACGCGATGCTCGAAGGCCGAATCCGGTTCCGACGGAACCCGGTTCTGATCTCCGCAATCATGTCCGCGGTGGTAGAGAAGGACAAATGGGACAACGCCTGGCTATCGAAGCAGCGATCGGTCAACAAGATCGACGCGATCGTGGCCATCGTCATGGCCTTCGGAGCGGCGAATGCGCTTCCTGTCGCGAAAAGAAAGATTCACCTTTTCATGGTTGGCGGAACGAATGACGTGTCAGGGCTGCATAAATCGCCAGCGTAAGCTGGTCGAACGCCTATGCAAGTATCCCGATAGTCGTTTCTGCAAGAGCGCGCAGGCGCGCCTTGAGCGGATGCTGCGAGCGAGTTCTGCTAAAATGGCGAGGCCGGAGGGTGCTAGTAACACCGCTCCGGCCTCTGACCACAACGACTAGCGAGAGTCGCCATGGCTGACGCCATCTTAGCCGACCTCGAATCGTCTGGCATATATCAGATACGCAATCTGGTGAGCGGTAAGCGGTACATCGGAAGCGCGAAATCTTTTCGGAAGCGTTTCTATCTGCATAAGTGGCACCTTCGCAAGGGCATTCATAAGAATGCGCGATTGCAGAATGCATGGGATAAATTCGGGGCTGAATCTTTCAGCTTCGAAATTGTTGAGATGTGCTGTTGCGCCGACCTTATAGCCCGAGAGCAGCATTTCATCGACACCGTTAATCCCGAGTACAACTTAGCGCCGCGCGCCGGAAACACCGCCGGAGTCGTCATGAGCGACTCGGCGAAGAAGCTCATTTCAATTGCAAATACGGGCAATAAATATTGCCTGGGCAGGGAAGTGTCGCCCTCTACGCGAGAAAAAATAGCATCAGCAAATCGCGGTAGATTGGCGGGAAGAAAGCAATCCGACGAGCATATAAGCCGAAGGATTGCGCACCGAATCGGAAGAAAATTGAGCGACGAGACTAAGGCAAAAATTTCAGCTTCACGTACTGGCCAAAAGTTAGATAAGCCACGCAGCGCGGAATATCGAGCAAAGATTTCTGAGTCACATCGAAGAAGGCGCGAATCCAATGAGCGGTGAGATATTCAGGGCATATAGCCTATTGACTGAAAAGTCTTTCGATGAAGGCGATGCCGTGATTCGCGGAATTGCCACCACCCCAACGCCGGATCGCGTATCCGACGTGATCGTTCCTGGCGGCGTCGTTTTTCGAACCCGTGACATCAAGCTGCACCTATATCACGACACGGATAAGCCCGTCGGCCAGGTTTCCTTTGGAAAGCCGACCGCGAACGGCCTCACTTTTGAGGCTCGCATTCCCGACGTGAAGGAGGAAGGGATTGTCCGGGACCGCGTAAACGAAGCCCGGCACTCACTGAAGTACAACCTGATATCCGCCGTCAGCGTTGGCTTCAGGCCGCTGGAAGGCGGAATCGAGATCATGCCGGGCGGCGGCTACAAGTTCACGGCATGGGAAATGATTGAGCTATCCCTGACCAGCGTTCCGGCGAATCCCGAGGCAATCGTTCAAGCGGTGAAGAAGTTTGGGCATGGCGCTATGCCCTCCGAGATCGTTCGCCTTATTCGTGCCGCTGATTCCGGTGGATCCGTGAAGCTGATTCGCGGCAATGCAAACATCGGGGCCGTCCGGCTCCTGAAATAGTTCGCGGCATATAGCACGTTACGCAGGCGGCGCCTCCAGTGGAGGCCATAGGGCTGCGCAAGACCGTCGTGAGACGGCCTATCGCATCGCGGTGACGCGAGGCATCACAATTGGAAGGAAGCAACACACGTGAAGACGTACGCAGAGCATATCGCCGCGCTGGAAGCGACGCGCGCCGACAAGCAGAAGCGCATGAAGGAACTCCATGCTGGCGCCGTCGATGGCGTCCGCACCATGGATTCCGCTGAATCGCAGGAATTCGAGACGCTCGAATCCGAGATCAAGACGATCGACGCCGATATCGAGCGCACCAAGAAGCTCGAAGCGATCGACAAGGGCACTGCAACGGCGGTGAGCGGCGAAGAAAAGAGCAATGCAACCGCCCAGGCCGGCGCGCCGCTGCGCAGTGAACTCAATCTCAAGACCGTCGAGAAACTGGAGCCGGGCATCGCCTTCGCGCGCTACGGCATGTGCGTGTTCGCGGCGAAGGGCGACCATTCCAAGGCGTTCCAGCTCGCGCAAAAGCACTACCCGCAGACCGAAAGCATCGTCAAGACGCTCAAGGCGCAGTCCGAAGGCGCGAACCTGCAGGAAATGATGCGCCTCAAGACGTCGATTGCCGCGGGCACGACCACGGATTCGACGTGGGCGGCTCCGCTGGTCTACGCCAACACGTTCGGCGGCGACTTCATCGAGTTCCTGCGCGGGCAGACGCTGGTCGGTCGCGCCGCGTTCCGCCGCGTTCCGTTCAACGTCCGCATTGCGGGCCAGAATGGCGGCACCACGGGCTACTGGGTCGGCCAGGGCAAGGCGAAGCCGGTTTCGAAGGCCTCGTTCAACGCCACGACCGTTCCGTTCACCAAGATCGCCGGCATCGCGGTGCTGACGCAGGAACTGATCCGGTTCTCGGATCCGTCGGCCGAGCGCCTGGTCCGCGACGACCTTGCGCGAGCTGTCACGGAACGCGCCGATTCGGACCTGTTCGATCCCGATGTCGCCGCGGTGGCGAACGTCAACCCTGCCGGCCTGCTCAATGGCGTCAACCCGGTTGCAGGACCTGCGACCACCGATGCGGATGACATCCGCTGCGCGCTGATGCGCCTGTGGGCTCCGTGGGATTCGACGTATCTGGGCGCTCGCCCGGCGTACTTCACGACCCCGGCTGTAGCGCGCTTCCTGGCGTTCCAGCGCGATGCCCTCGGCAACCTCGCCTTCCCCGGCGTGACTCCGACGGGCGGCACGCTGGATGGCGTACCGATCTACGTTTCGCAGTACCTCGCGAACAACGGCGGTTCGGGCGGCGCTCCGCTGATCCTGGTTGACCAGGATGAGATCTTCCTGGCGGACGACGGCAACGTGACGGTCGATTTCTCGACCGAAGCATCGATCGAAATGAGCGATGCGCCGACGGCGGCCTCGGGCGTTCCGACTGCCGGCTCGGTCAACACGGTCAGCATGTTCCAGACGAACAGTGTTGCTCTCCGTGCCGAGCGCTTCATCTGGTGGGGTCCGCGTCGTAGCGGCGCCATCAACTGGATCGACGGTTTCCCGACCAGCTGCTAAGCAACTTTGAGGCGGCGGGCTTCGGCCCGCCCCTCTTTTCGAGGTGAGCGATGCAAGTCACGCCCGTAAAGAAGAAGTTCGGAAAACACGTTCCAGGCGACGTGTTCGAGTTGCGAGACAAGACCGCCAAGATTCTCATCGCTGTCGGCAAACTGGCTCCGGCAGGATATTTGACGCGCGATATGCGCGCGGAGCGACCGCAGGCGCCCGCCGTGATCGTCGATGCTCCGCAGGTTGCGGTTGTCTCCGATCCTGTCGTCGATGAATCCGCCGAGGAAGCGCCATACGGATACAAGGCGGACGGCACGCCGCGCAAGCGCCCCGGTCGGCCGGCATCGGAATCCTGAAATGCGCCTTCTTGGTCTGGATATCAAACGCGCGGCCAGCGGCATGGCGACCGTGCCTGCGCGCGGATGGTCCCGGATTCTCGAATCATTCACGGGCGCATGGCAACAGAATGTTGAGGTCAAGCAGTGCGATCTGGTTTCGTACCCGACGCTATATGCGTGCATTCAGCGCATTGCATCGGATATCGGCAAATTGCCGTTCTGCCTGAAGCGGAAGAACAACAGCGGCATTTGGCAAGAGGAGGATAATCCCGCCTATTCCCCCGTGCTCCGCAAGCCGAATGGATACCAGACTACGCAGCAGTTTCTTGAGCTTTGGCTGGTATCGAAGCTGACGCAGGGCAATACCTATGTCCTCAAGGTGCGCGACAACCGCGGCGTTGTGGTCGCGATGTATGTACTCGACCCGTGCCGCGTGCAGCCGATGGTCACGGAATCCGGCGCCGTCTACTACCAGCTGATGACGGATAGGCTCAATAAGCTGCCCGAGGGCCTGCCGCAGGATAGATTGCTTGTTCCGGCGTCGGAGATCATCCACGACCGTTGCATTACCTTCCACCATCCGCTGATTGGCGTGCCGCCTTTGTGCGCAGCCTATTGGCCGGCGGTGAAGAACCTAAAGATCCTGCAGAGTTCGACGCAATTCTTCGGAAACAGTTCGCAGCCTGGCGGCATCCTGTCAGCGCCGGCTGGAATGGACGACGAGGATGCGCAGCGGATCAAGGAATACTGGGACGCGAATTACAGCGGCACCAACGCCGGCAAGGTCGCAGTTATCGGCGCCGATATGAAGTTCACCAGCTTCGCCATGAAGGGCGCCGATTCTCAGCTTGTCGAGCAGATGCGCTACTCGGATGAGCAGATTTGCCAGCCCTTTGGCGTCCCGCCATTCAAGATCGGCATTGGCACGATCCCGGCCGGACTGGGCATCGATGCGATCAACCTGATGTATTTCGACGATGCGCTTTCGTGCCACGTCGAGGCGATCGAGAACCTTCTCGACCAGGCGCTCGCGCTGTCCAATGATCTCGGCATCTGGCTCGACACGGAGCCGCTTTTGCGCATGGACGTTGGCAAGCAGGCAGACGTGGAATCGAAGCTGGTGGGCGGAAAGATCAAGACGCCGGACGAGGCGCGCAAGCGGTTCAACCTCGGCGCTACTGGCGGCGGCGATACGCTTTGGGGCCAGCAGCAGGACTACCCGCTCGGCATGCTGGCCGATCGTGCGGAATGGGATCCGAATATGCAGCAGCCGGCGCAATCGGCTCCGGTCGCGCCCGATCCTACGGCCGATCCGAGCGCGGACCCAAGCGCCAATGCGGCAGAAGAGATGCGGCAACTTAAAGCCGAACTGTGGGCGCGCAAGGCGCTAGACGCGATACGAGAGGCCGTCAATGCTTGACGCAACAGAGTTTGGCAAGGCGATGGCCGCGATCGTTCGCGACGCTACGACGCCGCTGCAGAAGCGCATCGAGGAGCTTGAGGCGCGGCAATTGCAGCGCGGCGAGAAGGGCGATCCTGGTATCGCTGGTGAGCGAGGCGAGGCTGGCGAGCCGGGTATTGCCGGTCCACAGGGTGAGCCGGGGCCGCAAGGGCCGCAGGGCGCTCCCGGCAAGGACGCTGATCCGATCGATCTTGCCGATGTTGCGCGCGAGCTGGCATCGCTGCCGGAAATCAAAACAGTGCTTGACCTGTTGACGGCCGAAGCGGTCGCGAAGCACTTCCAGGCAAACCCGGTGCGCGATGGCAGGGATGGCGCGCCTGGCGCGAATGGCAAGGACGGCGCAGCCGGTCCGCAAGGCGAGCGCGGCCTCGACGGCGCGGTCGGCAAGGACGGAGCCGGTATCGCTGATCTGCTAATAGACCGAGACGGCCATCTCGTGGCGACCATGACGGATGGCCGCACGAAGAACCTTGGCCCAGTGATCGGCAAGGATGGTGCGCCAGGCAAGGACGGCGCAGACTTCACCGACTGCGAGATCGAATACGACGGGGAACGTACGATCACGGTACGCGGTAAGGGCGGCGAGATCGTCAAGCATGTTCCAATCCCGATCGACCGCGGCTACTGGTCGGAAGGCAAGTCTGCAGAGCGGGCCGATATCCTGACGCACAACGGCTGCGCATGGATCGCGTTGCGAGCAACGAAGGCAACACCTTGCCATGAGAACAAGGATGACTGGCGCCTGATGGTCCGCAAGGGCCGCGACGGCGTTGACGGTCGCAATGGGCGAGACCTTGGCCCGGCTCCGCCCGTGAAGCTCAACGGAGCCGGCGATGCTTGAACTCGTCACGCACGACGAAGCCGTTGCGCATCTCCGTCTAGACGAGTCCGCGGACGATGCGTGGCTTTCGGTCTTCATCCCGGCGATCTCGGAAGCCGTCGCTGGCTGGCTGAAGGACGAATGGCGGCTCTATGTGCCGGAGATGGACGGCGGCGAGGTCGTTGTCGATTCCTCTGGCGATCCTGTGCCGGCAGTCGATTCAAACGGCTACACCGTGCGCCCCGTCGTCAAGGCCGCGGTGCTGTTGGAGCTTAGCAGCGTCTACCGCTATCGCGAGGGCGAAGGGAAAGACAACGTGGTTTCGGATGCTGCCGGCCATGGGTATTCGCTCAACAAGGCCTCAACCGCCATACTGGCATCGCTGCGTAAATCGACTCTCGCATGAGCAACGTAGCCGCCGGCCGCCTCCGTCACCGCATCCGCATTGATGAGCAGGTTACGCTGAAGAATTCATCCGGCGAGCAGACGGTCGAATGGGAAGAAGTCGCGACGGTATGGGCGGCAATCGAACCGCTTAGCGCTCGCGAATCGATGATCGCCGAGCAGACGCAATCGAAGGTAAGCGCGCGGATCATCATCCGTTCAAGGAACGACATTCGCGCCAGCATGCGCGCCGTTCATGGGACGACGATCTACAACATCGAAGGCGTGATCCGCGATCCGGATAGCGGGCAGGAGTGGATTACGTTGACCGTGACGACTGGAGTCAATGAAGGCTAGGGCGTTCCTAAATCTTCGCTACACCGTCCCCGAACGGCGCGCAGTGTTCACGGAAGGGTTGCAGCAGATCGGATTCGAAGTAGTGCATGGCCTGACGCGCGAGCCGCGCGAAGGCGATGTGCTCGTGACGTGGAACCGCATCCACGAAGGCGATGCCTGCGCGCGCGAGTTCGAGCGGCGCGGCAATGCGGTCCTAGTGACCGAGAACGCAACGTGGGGAAACGGCTTCGCCGGCGAACCCTGGTACACCCTGGCACGGAGCTATCATAACCTCAGTGGCACATTCCCGATTGGCGGTGACGAGCGGTGGGACTCTCTGGGCGTCGAGCTGGCGCCATGGCGGACGAGAGGCGAGACAGTCATTCTGCCCAGCCGAGGCATCGGCCCGCCTGCCCATCGGATGCCTCGCGATTGGACATCGCGGCAGGTTGGACGAGTCCGGTCGCATCCTGGTACGGGGCCGGCGAAACGGCTCGAAGAAGACCTCGCCGAGTGCGGCCGGGTGGTTACGTGGGGTTCTGGCGCGGCAGTCAAGGCGCTAATGCTCGGCATTCCGGTCGAATCGCACATGCCGGGATGGATCGCGGCTCAAGACAACACTGATGCCGGGCGACTGGCAATGTTCCGGCGGCTAGCGCATGCGCAGTGGCGCCTTTCAGAACTCAGGACGGGTGAGCCATTCGCACGATTGCTTGCGAGGTAGCGTGAATCTCAGGGTCGCATGTCTGACCCATCCGGGACAGAAGCGCTATCGGCTTGTGGCTGAGGCAATGGCGGTCGGGATCGGTCGCTGCGGCGATACGCCTTACATGCATCCATTGAGCGGACCGATGATGCAGGCGGACGTTGCAGTCTGCTACGGGTGGAAACGCCGCGCGCAATACATCGGCTATCCGCGGTTCGTCTATGCGGACCTCGGATACTGGCACCGAGACACGCATTACCGCCTCGTAGCCGGAGGATGGAGTCCGGAAGGGTACGTTATGGCCGGACTTCCATCGGAACGTCTCGCGAAGCTGGGCGTCGATGTGAAGCCGTGGAAGCAAGGCGGCGATACGATCATCATTGCTGGATCGACTGGCAAGTCCTGCGTAGAGCATGGGCTGGCCTATCGGTCATGGGAGATTCGCGCGGCTGAACGCCTGCGAGATTGCGGTAAGCGCATCGTCTACAGGCCGAAGCCGACGGACCCATGTAAGGCGCCGCTTCCTGGCGTCGAATATGACCAAGCGCCGATCGAGGAATCATTGGCGCGAGCCTGCGCACTGGTAACGCATCATTCCAATGCTGCAGTTCAGGCACTTGCGGCTGGCATTCCCGTCCATTGCGAGGTCGGCGCCGCTGCGGCCTTCAGCGTGCCGATGTCGGAAATCGCACAAGCGCCGCGACTGGATGGCAGGGATCAGTTCCTTGCCGACGTCGCTTGGCTGAATTGGTCGTTGGATGAGATGCGCTCTGGCGAGGCTTGGGCGCACATGAAGGAGCGAGGATTGCTGTGCTGACATTCGACGCGGTGACGACTTTCGCGGAATCGCATTGGGAATCCCATGCGAAGCGATGCGTCGAGACTTTCCGGCAATTCTGGAGTGGCATCCCGCTGCGGACATTTACGGACGCGCAGCTTGAACTTGGGTCCGATTGGCTGCCGGAGTTCAAACAGCGCCATCGGCACCGCCCAACGCACAACTACCGCTTCGATGCTGTCCGGTTCGCGCACAAGGTAGCCGCCATCGAGATGGCATTCCGGGCAGGAAGCGCAGACGTACTGATTTGGATCGATGCCGACTGCGTGACGCATGCGCCGGTAGACGCGGAATGGCTTTCAAGCCTGCTAGGAGATGCCGACCTTGGCTATCTCCGGCGCTCGACGAAGTATCCGGAATGCGGATTTGTGATGTTCCGCCGATCGCAGGAAGGCGCCGAGCTGATTAAGGCAATGGTCCGCCTGTACCAGACCGATCGCCTGTTCGATCTGCCGGAGTGGCACGACTGCATGGCACTGGATCATGCCCGGCAGACGCTGGGCACGCGCTGGACGTCGCTTTCTGGAGATGCCGAGTCAACCGGGCATCCATTGGTCAATGGGCCGCTGGGCGCTCGCCTGGATCACTTGAAGGGCAAGCGCAAGGCGGCCGGAAAGTCGCTCAAGTCGGATTTGAAGAAATCGCGCAGCGAGGCCTATTGGAATGGGTAAGGGGCTGACCGCATCCATGCAGCTAGTCAAGGGCTTGGCGATGCCGGCCTTCGACGAGTTCATGGTCAAGATCGTGCCGGATGATGGCCGATACCAGCACGAGAACCTGATGGCGGCGGCTTCGCATTGCAGGCAGCGCCGTACGGTCATCGATGGCGGCGCGCATGTGGGCATGTGGTCGCGAACGTTCGCCGGCCTGTTCGATCGCGTGATCGCTTTCGAGCCGTCACCCGATACCTTCGAATGCCTGCTCTACAACATCGACGCGCCGAACGTGGATTGCAGGAATCAGGCGCTTGGCGCCGCTCCCGGCAAGATCCACATGACCCTCGCCGGGTTCGAAGGGACGCAGCGCGAAAAGAACTCCGGCGCTCGCTATGTCGCGGACGGCGGCAACATTGACCGCGTGACGGTCGACTCGCTCGATCTGGACGACCTGGATCTGCTGAAAATGGACATTGAGGGCAGCGAGGTCGAGGCATTGAAGGGCGCGCGCGAAACACTCCTGCGCTGCCGGCCCGTGGTCCTGTTTGAAGGAAAGAACGAATGGATCCGCCGCGGGTTCAAGGAAGATGCGCCGCAGCGCTTCCTGTCATCGCTCGGCGCTGAAAAGTTCGAGCGCGTCGGGATCGATGAAATTTGGGGCTGGCCCAATGGCTAAGCGATATGCGCAGATGCTTCCGATCATCGCCGAGCTGAAGCCGTCCGTGATCGTCGAGGTCGGCGTACACAAAGGACTGCGCGGATCTGCGCTTAGCCTGGAAGCCCTGAAACATTCGGCCAATGTCCGCTACGTCGGTTATGACGTGTTCGAGACGATGGGCGAGGAGTTCCAGCGCGAGGCCTTGAATGGCAAGAGCACGCCATCTGAGGCGCGCGCTCGGCAGGCTTTCGATCCAATCGTCGGCCAGCATCCCGGGTTTGCCTACGCCTTCCACGTGGGCGACACGCGCAAGACTCTGCACGGGCGGTCACTGGACGCAGACTTCGCGTTCATCGATGGCGACCATCGCGTTGAGGCGATCCGCGGCGACTATATGGCACTCAAAGATGCCAAGGTTGTCGTGTTGGATGACTTCTACATGCCTGGGCCTTCCGGATCACTACCGGACCTATTGCTCTACGGCGCGAATTCACTGGTCGATGAGCTTCGAGCAGATGGGCGCGAGGTGGAAATTCTTCCGATTGGCGACCTATGCAATCACGGCGCAGTGGCGCATCTGGCGGTAGTTCGCCAATGATAGACCTGTTCGCTGGATGGGACGCGCGCGAGGAGGCCGGGTTCCATGTGTTCTGCCGCAGCGTGCTTTCGCGGGCATCAGTTCCGGTCCGGATTACTCCGGTTGGCGCATTCGGTGGACCGCAGGGGACGAACGAGTTCACCTATTCGCGGTTCATGGTCCCGGCGATGATGGACTATCGCGGTCATGCGATCTTCATGGATGGAAGCGACATGCTTGCGCAGGACGACATTGCGAAGCTCGACGAACTGTTCGATGCGGCCTTCGCAGTGCAGGTCGTGAAACACCCGAACTACAAGACGCGGCACAAGGTCAAGTATATCGGAACGGCGATGGAGTGCCCGAATACGAACTATGCCCGGAAGAACTGGGCCTCGGTCATGCTGATCAATTGCGAGCATGAGGCATGGCGGTCTGTTCCAGAAGGATTGGACGCGCTGCAATTGCGATTCATTCCTGATGAGCTGATCGGCGAGCTTCCTGCGACATGGAATTGTCTTGTGGATGAGGGGCATGCGCCAGGCTCGGTGCTTCACTGGACGGCCGGCATCCCCGCTTTCAAGCACTACACGAACGCTACGCAATCCGACGTATGGCACGCCGAGTGCGCAGCGATGATGCAGGCAGCGGCATGAAGGTCGCGGTACTCGCCACCGGACCGAGCATGTCTCAGGCCGTGGCGGATCGTGCGCGCGCAGAATGCGATGCCGTGGTGGCGGTCAACAAAGCAATGGAGCTGGCGCCTTGGGCCGACGCTCTGGCGGCGAATGACCACGCATGGTGGCGTGCCAATCCGGAAGCCAAGACGTTCGCCGGCCGCAAGTTCAGTGCGAACAAGATCGAAGGCGTGGAACAGGTCGTGTCGGATCTAGTGACGCGCCAATCCAGCTCAGGTGTTCTCGGGCTTCATGTGGCGCAACTACTCGGCGCAACCGAGGTCGAGCTACACGGTTTCGAGAACCGAGGCGATCACTACTTCGGCAAGTACCCGGAACCGCTTCGCAACACATCGCCGTCGCGTTATAGCGCATTCGAGGACCAGCTTAGCGCGCTTGGCGCCTCGATGAAGAAGGCTGGAATCCGCATCATAAACAGGACGCCGGACTCGGCGCTAAGGTGCTTCGACCGTGGCTGACCTTGTTCGGGTGGATGGCCTGCGAGAGCTTCAGGCGAAGCTCACGTCGCTCGGTATCGAGTACGGCACCAAGGCCGCCTACAACCCTGTCCGCAATGCGCTAAACAAGGCCGCCCGCGTCATCCGCGATTCGGCGAAGCAGAAGGTGCGCCGCAAGACGGGCACTCTGGCGGACAACATCATCGTTACGTCGAAGGGAAAGCCAGACCCTAATGGACTGATTAGCTCCAAGGTGGTCGTGCGATCGAAGGCGAAGGCCTACAAGGACAACCCTCGCAACCGCAGGACCGGCAAGGTTGGCGGAAGCTACAAGAACTACGGCCCGCTGTTCTATGCGCGCTTTCTTGAATTCGGGACTAGCAGGATGCAGCCCTACCCATTCCTCCGCCCGGCATTCGAAGAAAACAAGATGGCGCTACCGCAGATGATCAAGAACGAATTGGCTGACGCGATTGAGCGCAGCGTGGCGAAGCTAGGCCGATGACCGTTCAACTTCCGCGGGTTCAGAATGCGCTGGAAGGATCGACCGCGCTCACGACGATCGTTGCTGACCGAATCAGCATGGGCATCGCGCCGGAGGATCAGACGCGGCCCTATGTCGTCTGGTGGATCGTTTCTGCCGTGCCGGAGAACCTGCTGGGCGAGCGACCGCTGGAAGACGACCAGCGCGTCCAGGTGGATTGCTGGGCCATGAGTCAGCCGCAGTGCCGGCAGATGATGCAGGCCGCGAACGATGCCTGCGAGGCGATCGGTCATGTGGTGCTCGGGCCGTCGTACGAGTATGAGGCAGAGTCCAAATTGCATAGATGGTCTTTCGACCTCGAGGTGCGGAACACGAGATGACGAGCACGCATCCGGGTGAAATCGGTTGCGCTGTTCGATCGGGAAGGAAAGCGCGCGTAATTCCTTCCTTCGGTGTACTCGCAATTCAATAGCGGGAAGTCCGACGCAGGCCCGAGCGATACGGGCACTAATTCCAAGGCCAGCCATTGCGCTGGCCTTTTTCATTTCCGGCGGAGCGCTCTGCCGGGAAAACGACTGTCGTGATGACAGCCGGTTCGCAACGCCGCGAGGCGTGGCATCCCATCGATGGAGCAATAGCACACGTGAAAACCCAAGGCACCGAACTCTGGTTCGTTTCCGATGCCAGCACGCCCGCGATCGTCAAGGTCGGTTGTCCGACCGGCGTGACCGGCCTCGGCGGCAGCCGCAATCAGATCGACGTCACCTGCCTGGACTCGGCGGAAATGCAGTATGAGCCCGGCATGGCGAATCCCTCAACCGTTTCCGTTCCGATCAACTTCGATCCGCAGAACGTCTCGCACGAAGAACTGCTTGACATGTTCGACAACGGCACGATCGTGCATTGGATCCTCGGCTTCAGCGACGACACCGCGCCGCCGACGGTCGATGGTTCCGGCACCGTTACCTACCCGTCGACGCGCAGCTATATCGACTGGTACGGCTACCTCGCCGACTTCCCGTTCGATGCCGCTCTCAACTCGGTCTACAAGACGAACATGACGATCCAGCGCAGCGGCGCGCGCGGCTTCCACAAGAAGACCTGATCCGCCTAACGGCATCCCCGTTCCAACCTTGCAGCCGGCGTCGCCGGTCAACTGCGTCCCTTGCCGTGCGCAGGGCGTCGTCGGCTGCATCTATCTCAACGGCAGGAGTAATTCAATGTTGGACCTCAGCGATTTCATTGACACCGCCCCTACGCAGCGGGAAATCACCTACAAGGGCAAGAAGAAGACCTTCTACTTCCGCGAACTCGGCGCGGACGAGGCGGAAACCCTGTTCCTCGGCGTCGATTCCGACCCGAAGAAGAACAAGGGTCTTCGAAACAAGATCATCGCGCAGATCGTCGTCACTGAATCCGGCGAAAAGGCCTTCAAGGTCGAGGATGCCGGCAAGCTTCCGAACGAACTCGCGAACGCCCTGAATGCGGTTGCGCTGGAAGTAAACGGCGTCGGCAACAAGGCGGCCGAAGAAGCAAAAAACGACTGACGGATTCGCAATCCTTCTGGTGGTCCCTGTTCATCCGGACAGGGATTCCACCGCGGATCGCCAAGCGAATCCTGACGCATCGGGAATACCTGGAGCTTCGACTCTGGGCGAAAAGCAACCCGATAGATGACCAGTCAAATCACCACATTCCGATTGCGTCCCTGCAGTCGTCGATGGTGAACATGATGGGCAACAAATCGAAGGTCACAGACTTCCTGATTTTCAATCAGGACAGGACGGACGATATCGAGGCCTTGCTCAAAGACGAGTTCGACGAATAGGGGCGCTTCGGCGCCCCTTCGCATTTCCGGGAAACCAATGGCAGACCTTAGCTCCCTTGTAATCCGACTCAGTGCCGATGTCGCGTCGCTGCAGAGCGACATGGGTAAGGCTGTAGGCATTACGCAGCGCTCTGCCGATCAAATGGCGGGCGCCATTAATGGGATTAACTCCCTTGTAAAGGAGTTCGCCAAGGGATTAGCTGCGGCGTTCACCGTAGACAAGATTATAGGCGTTGCCAAGGCAGCCATTGACCTTGGCGACAGCCTCAACAAAATGTCGCAGAAGGTCGGCGTATCTGTCGAGTCTCTTTCTGCACTGCGCAATGTCGGGCAGCTTGCCGATGCCAGTTTCGAGCAGCTGGGCGCTGGCATGGTCAAGCTGTCGCGCAACGCGGCAGAGGCGGCCGAGGGTGGCAAGCAACAGGCCGCCGCATTCGCCGCCATTGGTGTGGCGGTCAAGGACGCCAACGGGCAACTGCGCCCAACACAGGCGATCCTTGAAGACGTAGCCAAGAAGATGGCCGGATACGAGGACGGCGCATCCAAGACCGCCCTTGCAACGCAGCTATTCGGCAAGGCCGGCGCTGAACTCATCCCCGTACTGAACCAGCTTGGAGAGGGCGGATTCGCGAAGGCGGCCGCGGCTGCGCGCGATTACAACCAGGTTATCGGCCAAGAGCAGGCGGCGCAATCGGAAGCATTCAACGACAACCTGACGCGCCTATCCATGGCCGCATCGGGGTTTGCGAATGCTGTCGTAAAGGATCTCCTGCCGGGCCTCGTGGCCTATTCGCACGACATGGCCGAGGCGGCGAAGACCAACGATGGCTATGCCTCTAGCGCATCCGGAGTTTCCACCGCCATCAAGAGCATCGTTCTCGCGCTGACGACGGTAAAGGAATTCCTGTCGGCAAGCGGAACGATCACGTTCGCCTTCTTCGATGCGGTAAAGACCACGTTCACCGCGTCAGCCGAGTACATCGGAACGTGGGCGGCTGGCGTTGCCAAGGAGATCAAGGCGGCATTCACCATTGGCGGCCCAAGCGTTGCTGACATCAAGGCAGAGACGGAAGGGCGGCTCGACGCTATTGCAGCAGGTGCTAGTAAGTCATTCAGGGGAATCAAGGATGCGCTCGGCGGCGGGCTGACCGAGAACGTCAGCAACGTCAGGAAGGCCTACAACGATCTTTTCGGTACGTTCTCCAACGTATCCGGCGCCGCGGACACGACCGCCGGTGCAATCCACAAGACGGTCGCGCCGTTGCTTGCTTCGGCTGATGCCGCCTCCAACGCCGCAAAGGCGCTCATGGAGCTGGCCGCGGCGCAGAAGGCCGCGATGGACATGCTGGACAGCCTGCGCGGCACCACGGACGCCAATGCCAAGGTACAGGCCGAATTCGACAAGGGCATGCGCGCCCTGCAGACGACCATGGAAGCATGGGCGATTGCTGGCGGCGACATCACCACGATCATTGCCGCATGGCAGGAAGGTGAAGACCTTCTGAAGGCCTCGCTGGAAAAGAAGAATGCGGCCCTCGCCAAGAGCGGCGACGTGCTCGGAAACTATCTGGACGAGCTCCGCCAGAGCACCGCGCTTTCAACAATGACGGAGCGCGAGAAGGCTATCGCGACGGCGATTGCCAAGGTTACGGACGAGTGGAACAAGAACACCGCAGCTGGAATCCGTAACAAGCAATCGCTGCAGGCCGTCGTTAGCGGAGCTTCTATCGCAGCCGGCGCGGCATTCGACCTTTCGAAGGCATTCGAGGACGCGCAAAGGGCGCTGGACCAATTCAATAGCCCAACTCCTTTCGAAAACCTGAACAAGGCGATCGAGGAAGTTGGCGAGCAATTGAAGAAGGCCACAGATCCGGAAGTCGTCAAAAGGCTCGGCGAGGAGCTTGACCGGCTCGACACCAAGAAGATCAGCATCCAGCTGGAGCGAGGCGCGCAGGCCGTATCCGCAGGTCTTACCAGCCTGCAGGGCCTAGCCAAGGAAGGAACGAAGGCCTACGCAGAAATGCAGGTGGCGATCGATGCTGCCAACATCGCTGCGGCCATCGGCGCCATCGTCAATCAAGGCATGGGCGACCCGTACACGGCGTTCGCGCGCATCGCGGCAATGGCCGCGCTCATGGCGACGTTCGTACACGACGTTGGTAGCGCCGGATCCGCTGGATTTCATGATGTAGCTGCATCTCGGCAGGAATCGCAGGGAACCGGGACGGTTCTGGGCGATTCCAAAGCCAAGAGCGAGAGCATCGCCAAGGCGACGGAGATCACAGCAAACGCGACCACGCAGCTTGTCGGGCTGAATCGCGGGATGCTGACGGCTCTGCAGTCCCTACAGCATGCGCTTGGGGCTGCGGGCGTGCAGCTTGCTCGCGGCGCTGGTGAAGTTCCGACGCCAACCCTGTCCGGAAACCAGACCGCACCCATCGGATCTCCGGTCGGCAATGCCATCATCGGCTTCTTGTTCGGCGGCAGTCAGAAGGTAGTCGATCAGGGCATCGTCATTGCAGGCGGCGCGCTCAATGAAATGCTCAACAACATCGTCGTTGGCGCGTATCAGACGATCGAGACAAATGGCGGACTATTCGGCAGCAATAGCACCAAGGAGGCCGTAACTCCGGTTGCCGCAGAGTTCGCCAAGCAATTCCAGCTGGTCATCGGCTCGATCATCGATACCGTACGCGCTGGCGCCACGGCGCTTGGCCTGTTGCCAGCGGATATCGAAAAGGCAATCGCGGCCTACAAGGTCGAGGAAATCAAGATCAGTCTCAAGGGGCTGTCTGCGGAGGATCAGCAGAAGGCGCTTGAGGCGGTGTTCTCGTCGATCTTCGACGGCCTCGCCGGTGCAGTAGTGCCGTTCATCGGCCAGTTCCAGAAGGTCGGAGAAGGCCTGGGCGAGACCCTTGTCCGCGTCGCTACCGAAGTCCAGGTTACCCAAGAGGCGTTCAAGCAACTCGGCTTGGCCGTAGATACGACCGATCCGGAGAAGTTCGCGCAGATTGCCGATGGATTGGTCGAGGCGGCGGGCGGGATAGATGCATTCATCTCCGGCATGCAGTCGTTCGTCAAGAACTTCTCGGATAGCGCGCACCAGTTCATGATCGACTCGGACGCGCTGAATTCCGCGTTCTCCCAGGTCGGCCTGAAACTCCCTTCCACGCGCGATGGCATGTGGGAGCTGATGCAGTCGCTCGACGCATCCACCGAGTCTGGCCGCGCGGCCATTGCCACGTTGCTGCGCCTGTCGGATACCGCTAATGCCTACTACGACCAGCTCGACAAGTTCAAGGAAAACCTTGGCCTTTCCGGAAACAGCGAATTCAACAAGCAGCTGAAGTCGATTCAGGATTCCGCGATCGGCCTGATCAAGGCGCTGCAGGCTGCCGGCGCTTCGACCCAGACGCTGCAGCGCGTCTACGATGCGTCGGTCAACAAGATCAACCAGTTGATCGATCAGATGAAGGCCTCGGCGCAGTCCTTGGCGTTCTCGCTCGGCCTGACCAACCATGGTTCGCTGGATCAGATCAACTCGGAGATCACCCGCCTGCAGGGCTTGGCGGGCGACGGCGCCAATTCCGTTCGGGACTTCGGCGGCGCCATCCAGGACGCAGCACAGCGCGCCAGCGACGCTATCAACCTTCTCATCGGCGACCTGTCCCCGCTCAACGACCGCGCCAAGCTGGAGGAGGCTCGCAAGGGCCTGATGGCCGGGACTGTTACGCAAGAGCAGTTCCTTGAGATCGCGCGCCGGCTCTACGCATCTAGCCAGCAGTACAAGAATGCGTTTGCATTCGCTCAGCAGTTCCCCGGCCGCGGCGCATCCGATTCTGTGTCGGTTGGCGGCGGATCCAGCGCGCAAGGACTGAGCGCGGCGCAGCAACAGCGCCTTGCCGATCTCCTTGAAGAACAGAAGAAGCTCACTGCGCAGAATCAGATCCAGCAATATCGCGACTTCACGCAGCAGGTAGTCCAGATCTCGGAAGCCACTGGCGAGGACTTCACCAAAGTCCTTGCCGATATGGGCGTCACCGACATCGACGAGCTGGTGAAGGGCCTTGGCCTGCAGAATCAGGACCAGCTCAAGGCTTACATCGAGAACATCAAGAAGCAGCAGGACCTTGACGGAAACAACACGAAGTCGATCGTTGATGTCCTGAAGCAGATCCTTGAAGCGCTCGGCGGCACGCCGACCGATTCGGCGCCTGGCGAAGGTCTCAACGAGCCGGGCGGCGGCAAGCCTGGATCGACCAATCGAGATCTCAACACGAACCGCACAAGCAACGCGCCGGTAGTTCCCGGAGAAGGTGGCGGACGAAGCGGCGGCGGAGGCAGCAATCGCATGCTAACCGACGACGACGCCGACGCTATTGGCGATGCGGTCGAGCGCGCAATGCGCCGGATTGGCAGCAGTGATTACCGCAACAACCGCGGCGTCACCGCTTAATGGGCGCCCGTCTGTACGCAACCCTCGACCAAAACCGGGTCGGTGAATCGCTGCTGCTGGATCAAAGCCTGCTCGTCGTAGTTACGGGAGAGGCCTGCGACATACACCGCATGATCCTTGGCACCCTGCCGGCCTACTCCGGCCGGTTCGTGTATGAGTGCTACTTCTGGTCGCAGTCTCGCGGTGACCTTTCCGGCCTTGTATCGATCGGTGTGGCGGCGGTTGGCGCTGACATCACGCAATTCGTTGGCGAGTCCGCGGATAGCTTCGGGTTCAGGGTTCCCGACGGCGAGATCTGGAACAACAACGCATCGATCGCGACCGTCAATTCTAGCGCCGAGCGTGTTGCGATCTCCGTGATTCTTGACCTTTCGCCATCCTCGTGTACGTGCGATTTCCTGATCAATGGATCATCGGTATATCAGGCAACGCTTCCGACCGGTCAAGGCTGGCTCCCTGCTATCAGCATCGGCAGCGCCGAAGCCGGCGACATCTCTGCATCGGTCAACTTCGGTCAGAACAGGTTTGATACGCTGAACGACGAATCGGGCTGGTACGAGCAGCAGACCGGCCTGGCCGATATCACCCTTTCGTTGGTAACGGATGCGCTGCTACTCACAGAAGACAATTCCAGCGCAACCAAGGTGCGCTATGCACCCAAGCTGCTGAACGGCAAAAGCCTTTCGATTCGTCGCGAGCCGAAGGCGTGGTTTCAGGAGTCCAGCAGAGCGAAGCCAGCGGCGGCTACCACGCTGCGTTTCGACAATTCAAAAAGCGAATTCAATGAATTGCTTGCGGCAGATATTCGCGACGCGGACGTTACGCTGCGAACGATCACTGGATATTCACGCGGCGTTTGCGATGAGGCGGACGCAACGACCGTCTTTACCGGCGTACTGGAGAACGTCACCGCGCCGAAGGTCACGGAGGTTGAGGTATCGATTAGCGACACACTCAGCCGCTTGGATCGTCCGATGCGTTGCCGTGTCGTTCCTCCATTTCGCGACGCCACATCCGTCGGCAAGATCCTCCCCATAGGCCTGGGCGCGCAGCGCAACATCCAGCCGCTACTTCTGGACGGCGAGGAGGAGGGCGGGCTGTACGCGCTCGGCGATGCGCCAATGTCCAACGTGGCGGCCGCCACTGACCAGGCCGCCCCGCTCGACCCATACGCCACGCCGCCGCAATATAGGCCGGCTAGCGGCGGATCAGAGATCATCCTGGACAGCCCGCCTATTGGCAGGTTCGCGGTCGATTGCAGTTCTGTCGGTCAGCAGTACGTCATCCCAGGTGACGAGGACGTTCTCGACGGAATCGGATCATTCGATACATGGGACACGAGCGGCCAGCCGGAAGGGTGGGACATTCCCACAACTCCGCCGTTCCTTTCCACGGTCACAGACAACGGATCGATCCAGCACCTAAGCACGACCAGGCATCCGAGCTATCTGCGCATCCTTTCATTCGTCCCGTACAACACGAACGTTTTCAATTACGGGTATCCGGTATTCACTAGCGCAACCTACATTGAGCCTGGCGCGACCTACAACATTTCGTTCCGCCTGATTTCGACCTATGGCGGCCGCGCGGATGATCCAACAATCAAGTATGGCCTAGCGGTCCTGTCGTCGTTCGAGGATTCGGCGCAGTACTGGATCAGTCCCTATAAACAGCCGCTGACGGTTCCTCTTGGTGTTGAGAGAACATACACGTTCAGCTACACGGTTCCGCGGAATGCGCCTAGCGATCTCAAAGTCATCCTGTCTGCCGTTGCACAGATTGGCGGCACGGCGCCTGCGCTGCTCTGCATCGTCGATGTTGACGATGTAAAGGTCGAGAAACTGGGCCAGTACACCATCGCGCCGCTTGAAGGAATCTCGGTCAAGGACGCCTTCACGGAGATCCTTGTCAACCGGGAAAAGGAAGATCCATCCATCTTCAGCGCGTCGGATTGCGATGCGATCGACGCCGCCACCGGATACCGGCTCGGCTTCCGATATACGGACGTTCCGAACGTCTTGCAGGTGCTGCAGGACATAGCCGATCAGGTTGGCGCTGCGATATTCACGGATGCGGAAGGAGTCATTCGCATACGGCGCCTGACCGATCCGCGCAATGGAACGCCATCCTTCGCGCTGTCTGAGGCGAATGTGGTATCGGCAAGCGTTCGGCAGTACTCCGATGATGGCAAGTCGTTCACGACGCTGGTATGGGCGCGCCCCAACTGTGTGCCATTCGGCGCTGGCGATTTCGTGACCGACACCGAGACTGTGCCGGCATCTGTGCGCGCGCAGTATCAAGGGCTTGCGCAGTATTCGATCCAATCTACGGTCAACGTCGCGCACCAGTACGAGGCTTCCAAGAGCGCAAGCCGCAAGCTATTGCGCATCGACGATCCAGAGCAGGCGCAGGACGAGATCAACCGGATTGCCGAAGACCTGTTCATCGAAAAGGCGATCTATCTGACTCTCGACGTGTTGTTCGATGGCAATAGCGTTGGCCTGTCAAGCCTAAAGACTCCGGCGCACCAGATCTACTACGGCGACGTATGCACTATCTCGCTGGCCGCTCTCGGCCTGTCTGATACGCGCGCCGTGGTAACCGCGACCGAGCTGTTCCCAACGCAAGGTCGCATCAATCTAACACTCAGGTACATCCCATGATCGTAGGGCATAGCCGGCCGGAAAAAATCTCATGGACGGTTACCGGGACCGGGGCATCCATCGACACCAGCGACACGACTGATCTGACGGACGGAAGGCCAGACACGGTAGTTCCGTTCACATGGCTAAGCGGAACGCAGAACACTTCCTCTGTCATGGGAGTGGTTGCTGAGTGGACCGGTGCAATCGTTCCAGGCATCGTCGGCATATCGAACATTGACCTGCCGGCAGGGACAAAAATGCAGGTGGCTTTCCGCCGCGAATCGGACGCTGTTGGCACGTACCCATACAACGGGTCTGGACTCGTAGTTAGCCAGCGAGTCCAAGAAGGGCCGCGCGGCGAGCGTACGGCATGGTTCCTATTCACCGGGACGACGCCAGTAGTCGGATGCAAAATCCTGATCTACAACGATGTAAACGGATCGGCGACGATTGTCGCATCCCAGTCTTTCCACATCGGCGAAATCGTCATTGCCGCAACCGACGATATCTGCGTCGGACTGACGGCATCGATCGACCAGATAGACCCTAGCGTTAACCAGTTCTCGTGGAACAACCAGGCCTACACCAGCCCCGGCGTTCCATATCGCCAATTGAACTTCAACCTGCGAACGGCAGACGAAACACTCTGGTTCGATTCGTACGAGCCGATGCTCGCGAAGATCGATCGCGGGCAAGTGTGCGCCTACGTCCTTTCATACCGCGACAGTCTCGGAAACCTTAGCACCAAGAAGCTGCACCGGTATGCGCTGATCGGCATTGCAGTCAAGCAGCCGACGCGAACGCACGTTGTCCGCGGCTTGTACAGCAGCGCGCAATTCCAAGTTGTTGAAAGCCCGATCCCAACCTGAGCGGCCGCCATGACCCAAACAAAAACCGGCGTCCTGCTGAAGATCGACTCTACGCCTCTAAGTGATAAGCCGCTTGTCCTGCGCATCATCTCGGGGAAGATTACCCGCGGTACTCCGCTCCCTTCATCTGGCCCGTTCCGGATGAAGCTGTACGCGACCGGCGGAAGTGGCGGCTATGTGTTCTCCATTGAGAGTTCGTCGGCTTACGACGGGCTGCCGCCCGGCATCTCTCTCAATGCGTCCACCGGCTTTTTCTCTGGCACGCCTACCGCGGTAGGGCGCTATCGCTTCCGCGCAAAGGTCCAGGATTCATCGTCAACGGTTGCAGAGGAGGACTTCACGCTCGATGTTGCTGGCAGGCTATCGGTGCGCAACGGAACTCCAGTCGATGGCGAGGTCACCGTCCCCTATTCGTATCAGTTTCGTGTCACTGGGAATACCGGAACGGTTCAATGGTCTGTGCTTAGCGGCTCGCTTCCAGCAAGCCTTAGTCTTTCATCCGCCGGACTTCTTAGCGGCACGCCAAGCGGCGACGGGATCAGCTATTTCGTCGTTCGCGCCGAGGATCTAACAACTGGGGACACCCTCGACATAACGGTTCGAATGACCGTCTATCCAAAGCTGCAGATGTTCGTTAACCCGCTCATGCGGTATGCGACTGTTGGGGTTGAGTTCTCGATCGATGCTTCGATTCCAACCGGCGACTACAGCGGAGCATCAACCGGCGTTGGCCCATGGACATATGAAGTAGGCCCCGGAAGTGATTCATGGATAACCATTGATAGCAGGGGAATCATCCGCGGCACTGCGCCAGCTAGCGCTGTTTCTACGACAACCCTTGGCATTCCAGACGACACGATCAATTTTTCCTACATCGTAACTGACGCACTTGGTGTTACAGCAATCAATTCGCTTCTTGGCGGCGTTATTCCAAGCGGTCAAGCAAAGATTCAGCCGCAGAAGAATGGGACCAACGTAGGTGCTCCGGGGCCTAATAAGCTCAACCTCAAGGAGGGGGCCAATGTAACGATCACCGCGACCAATGATGGAACGACAGTCACCTATGAGATCGCCGCATCCGGCAGCGGCGGTGGCGTCGAGACAGTCAACGGCATCGGCCCTGATAGCTCCGGCGACATCAACACCATCCACGAAATGCGCCGACTTGCGGCACTGAGGGCCTACTGATGCTTTTGGACTCGACCAGCCAATCGCTGGAAATCATCCTGGCTGGTGCTGTCACGACCAACCAGCTTAACGTCAGCTCGGAATGGGTTGACATGACCGCTACAGCGACGACGGGGGGGTCCACCGTCGCGAACTCGAACAGCACGACCGCTGTAACGATCGTTGCCGCGCCAGCCGTCAGCACACAGCGGCGCATTCTCGGGGTGCAGGTCTACAACGCAGACACCGCAAGCGCGACGGTGACGATTCGCATCAATAGTTCTAGCACCTACTACCCTGCTGTGAAGGTTGCAGTGCCTTCCGGGTACACACTGCAATACACCGACACGGCAGGGTGGACGATGATTTCCGCAAGCGGGATCATTCAGGTCGCCGGGCCTGCTGGCGCAAACGGCGCTGACGGCATCGCCAAGACGGGCGGTATGAATGACCAAACCGGAACGTCGTACACGCTTGTTCTCG